ACGGTCGACGAGGCGCGCGAAAGCCTCGCGAAGTCGTTCCTCGAGGTATTCGTCGAGCTGGGCCTCGCTGATCGGAAGGCCCTCGGAGAGGAGGGTTCCCAATGAAATCCGCGCACGATGCCGATTTAATCGTCTGGGTTTTGGATTCGGAGGGGGCTCGAGGTTTTGATCCTACGAGTTTTGATAATGCGATTGATGCCCAGCGATATATTGCGAGCCTCGAGCTGGGAACGTCCTTTCTCGTCACCGGAGGGGCTTACTTAGTGAGGAAAAAAGTCGAAATCGAGATCGTCCGATCGGAGGGCTCCCAATGAGTTCCGAGCACAACGCGGCCTATATTGTTTGGGTTATGGATTCGGAGGAGGGTCGAGTCTTCGAGCCTTGGACGTTCAAGACCAAATCCGAAGCGGCGGAATATATATCGGACCTCTTGCCGGAGACGACCTACCTCGTCACCGCTGGGGCTTATGAGGTCAATAAACGGATCGAGATCGAGGACGGCCTAGGATGAGTTCCCAAAAACGGGCCCCAATGCCCCCGTATTTCTGGTTTCCGATTTTGATCTCCCTCGCGGCGATCGTCCTCTCGATAATGTCCGTAGCGATCTCCTCCTGAAAGCGAACGCACCCCCCGAGCCCGTTTCTCCCCACAAGGAGGACGGGCTCTTTTGTTGCATCCGAGCCCCCGAGAGCGAATCCTTGGGCGATGAATTCTGAAAAACTAGCGACCGCCGACGGCGGAGCCCCCGAGAAGTCCACAGCCCCAAAAACCTCCACCCCCGCCAAGTCTCCGAAGGCGGACAAATCTCCGAAGCCCGCTTTTAAGGTCGGCGACGAGGTTATTCTCCGCCTGGTAGCCCAGGGCCCGAGCATGATTCAGCGCCTCGCAAAAGTCACCGCTTACGACAAATCGAAACGTCTCTATTCGGTGAAATGCTCGGAGGGCAAAACTTGGGATCGAATGGCGGCCCTCGCTCCGGACGCTCGGCTTCGGGCTCCGGGAATCAAGCGGATGCCCGTCGCCGAGAAGCCCAAAGCGTCCAAAAAGTAATCGGAAGCAATGGCAAATCGGAACGACTATTCGATCCCGCTCGCGATCCGTTACCCCGACGCCGAAATTAGGCGTCTCGCTTTCGTCTTTTCGGACCAGCTCCCTTTTGCCATAGCTTCCGCGCTCACCAAAACCGCCGCGCTTATGGTTATGCCAATGCGCGACTCGCTCCGGAAGAACCTCGACGTCCGCTCTCGAGGTCTTCCGGCGGCCGCCTTTTCTCAGCGCCGATCGGTCGTCCGCGCGGAAAAGAGCGATTTCCCTAAATCGAAAGCCTACCTCGGGGTTCCGGATGACCCGAAATTTCGAGGTAGGTTTCTCCTCGACCATATCCAAGGGGGGACCAGAACGAAAAACGAGAGCGGCCACCGTTTCGCAATCCCTACGCGGGGAACAAAGCGAAACGCGAAGGGGCGCCTCGCTCCCTCGAAGTCCCCGAGCGGAATCCTCGCGAAGTCGAAAGGCTACCTCGACGAGGACGCTCCGGGGGGCGCGATTATCGGGCTCCGCAAGGGCCGCCGCGCGCGCGACCGACGCCAGGTAAAGTTCAACCTTCGAGAAAAGGTCGAGATCGTCGAGGTCTGGCCCTTCGAGAAGGACGCCGCAAAGATCTTTAAGAGGGAATACCCCGAGAGATTCCGTTTCCAGCTCCTCGCGGCCGCTAAATCCGCGAAGAAAAAAACCCGCCGCAAATCTGAAACGAGGGCCGTCCGAGCCTTCCTAAAAACGCTATGAAAACCGCCGTCCATTTCCTCCCCTTCCTTCTCGCCCTTTTACTCGTCGGTCCGACGTTTGCGCCGATCGACCGGTCGCGAGCTCCTACAAACGAACTACCTCCGCCCGCCAGCTTGGAAGCTTTCGACGAGGCCGCGCTCGTCCTCGTCGCGGGCGGTCTGGACCTGATAGAACTCGCTTCGACGGCCGAATCCTGGACGGCCGCCGAGGTTCGGGCGGGGCACCGTATCCAGCTCCGCCGGACTAAGGATTTCCTCCGCTATTCGAGAGGGCTCCTCGAGGGCGAGATCGCCGACCGCGCCCCGCCGCACCAAACCGACCCCCCAGTCTCAGATCCTCCGCAGGTCGAACCCCCAGCGATTGATCCTACCCCGGGCACTCCGGCCGAATTTTTTTTCGAGAATCCGCCCTTTTTAGACGGCGCGCCTTACGGCTGGCTCCCGGATCTAACAGAGGACGATCTCGAGGGGGCGGAGCTTCGGGAGTTTTACCGATTAGGCAAAGATCCCGCCGAGGGGCTCCTGGGCGGATGGAACTCCGACCAGATCGTCCAGCTCCCCGCCGAGTTCTCGAATCGACGGATCGTTTACAACTCCCACAAGGCGCCAACGTGGGACGAATGGGGGCCGAAATGGGGGATCCGCGCCTACAATTCGGAGGGGACGATTCGCGACCTCGTCCAGTACCGCGTCGGCGACTTCACCAAGGGCCGCGAAGGCCACGCGATCTATCTAAATATCGCGGGCGATCTTTTGCTCGAGCGGGTCGAGGCCTACCAATGCGGCGGCCAATTCTTACAGCTCGTTTGGAGGGCGAAGGAAACCCTTATCGCGCCGGAGGATTTCGACCAAGCCGACCACCTAGTCCGCGTCGTCGATTGCGTCTCCGTCGACAATGGAGCGATTAACTACGGGTCGGCCGTCCGGGCGAGCTATCCCCTCGCCTTCTACAATCCGGGCCAACGCTTGGAGCTGATTCGATTCAAAGTCCGGACAAAGCTAGAGCCCTTCCAAACCTCGAGCGGACTCCGAACTTCGCACGGGGGCGTTTTTGTGGGCCCCGGGCAGGAATACCGCCGATGCGCGTCGGCCTATATCGAGGACCTCGACGTCGAGGTCTGGGGCTCGGACCGCTCGGAGGTCAAGCTTTGGGCCGTCGACGAGGCGATCCTCCTCCGTCCTCGCATTATCGACCACGGCGGGACGGCGGACGTCGTAATCGTCGACGATTGCGGGGTCGTAAAAATCATCGAACCGAGGACCGATATCTTCGTCTCGGTAAAGTCGGCCGCGAAGCCTTACTCCGCCCCGATCCAGACGCATAAGGTCCGCGCGGGCGAGACTTGGACCTTCCGGGGGAATAATTGAGCATCCGAGAAGGCGACGAACGCCCCCCCCAGGTCGATCGCCAGCTATTCCCGGAGCCCTACGTTCCCCCCGTGATCGTTTGCGACCAATGCCTTCCGCTTGTCGGCCTCGATAAAGCTCTCGAAATCGGGCCGCCTTGGACGCGGACTTGCTTTTGCTATGGTTGCCGCTCCATCGTCGAGACCAAAAAGATCTCCTGGATTCGCGGCCTAGATGGAGAAGGCCTTCGGGAATCATTGCTCGGGATCGCGTGCGCGGATGGAAGCGACGCGGCCCTCGGGTAAGGTTCGCCGTCGGTTTCTTGCTGGATCGACTCGAGGCCCGGGCGCGCCTAGGCGTTCCCGGGCCGCTCTATTAGCATTTTGGAATGCTCGACCCCCTACTTCCCCGTTTTTAGCTATCGCCCGGGAGCATTGGGTCGCGCCCAGGGTGCCCAGGGGCACCCCGCTTTACGGGTCCTTCCGGGGGGGTCGACGTTTGCGGGTGACGCGAGCGCAGGAGAAACTTAGCGTCACGGCCTCGTTTTGGGTTGCACCCCGCCAGTAGATTCCGGGACTATCCGGTCGATTTGGCGAAACGAACAAGCAATAAAAAGAAGAAAGCGAAGCCGACCGCGCGGCGGGTTTTGGCGTCGCTCTCGCAATACGCGAAGCATCGAGGATGCTCTCGGACCGCCGTCCAGTCGGCGATAGCGACGGGGAGAATAACGGCGGCCTCGGCCTGGAAAGGGTCGCGGGGATGGTGGGAAATCGACGTCGCCGCCGCCGATAAGGAATGGTCCGACCGGACGAATCCGGGGAAACAGCGCAAAAACCACCGAGAGAAGGGCCGCCAGAAGGGGCAGCCCGAGCTATTCGACACCGATCGCGAGCCCGCGACCGATCCGCCGATTTCTCAGACAGGCCCCAAATCGCCCGATATGGTTAAGGCCGCGCATGAAAAGCTGACCTATCAGGGAAAGCTCGCCCGGATCGTCTTCCTCGAGAAATGCGGAGATCTCGCCGACGTCGCCTCGATGCGGACCGAGGCTTTTTCGGTCGCCCGCTTGATTCGGGACGCCCTCCTCCGAATTCCCGCGCGCCTGGGACCGGAACTTGCCGGGGAAATCGACGCTCACCGATGCACCGAGCGCGTTTATGAGGAAATCGAAAGCGCGCTCCAAAAACTGACCGAGGTCGAGGTTCCGGAATGACCGAGACGCTACCGACGGAGGAACCCAAACTCGGTTCGGACGTTTTTCGCGGGGCATTTCTGGCGGGCCTCCGTCCCGATCCGCGTTTAACGGTTTCCGAATGGGCCGCCGCCCATCGAGTTCTATCTTCGGTCTCCTCGAATGAGGCGGGCCCTTGGAGAAACGAGCGGACGCCCTACGCCGTCGAAATAATGGATTCGCTCTCGGCGACTTGCCCCGTCCCCGAGGTCACCTTCCAGAAGGGCGCCCAGGTAGCGGGAACCGAGATCGGGAATAATTGGATTGGCTATTCGATCCAGCACGACCCCGCCCCGATTCTGTTTATCCAGCCCACGCTCGACCTCGCGAAGCTCACCTCGAAAACGCGAATCGATCCCATGATCGCGGACGCGCCCGGGCTCCGAGAGCTGGTCGGCGAGTCGCGATCTCGAGATTCCTCAAACGCGATGCTCTCGAAAAATTTCCCGGGCGGAGCTCTGATTCTCGCCGGAGCGAATTCGCCCTCGGGGCTTCGATCGATGCCCGTCCGAAAACTAATGCTCGACGAGCTGGACGAATGGCCCCAAAGCGTCGGCGAGCAAGGCGACCCGGAAAAACTGGCGGAGGCCCGGACCTCGACCTTCCGATCGCGTCGGAAAATCTTCCGCGTCTCGACGCCGACTATCGAGGGCCGCTCCAAGATTGCCCGGGCCTTCGAACTCTCGGACCGCCGCTTCTACCACGTACCTTGTCCGGAGTGTAAAAAGCTGCAAAAGCTGGTCTGGAAACAAATCCATTGGGAAAAGGGGGACGCCTCGACGGTTCACTACGTTTGCGAGCATTGCGAGGCGCAAATTCCGGAATGGCAGAAAACTTGGATGCTCGCCCATGGGAAATGGATCCCGGAGAATCCCGAGCGGTCGCATAAACACCGGGGCTACCACCTCTCCGCGCTCTACTCCCCGTTTGGCTGGTTCTCCTGGGAAGAGGCCGCCGAGAAATGGATGGCGGCCCACGCGGGCGGCCGATCGAATCCGGACCTCCTCCGCCCCTTCGTTAACGTAATCCTCGGCGAGACCTACCAGGAAAAGGGCGAGGCGCCCAATTGGGCGATTCTCTACCGCCGCCGCGAGACCTACTCGCCCCGGAAGGTTCCGGCCGGAGGCCTCGTTCTTACGATGGGCGTCGACGTCCAAGCCGACTATCTCCAGGCGGAGGTCGTCGCTTGGGGTCGACGAATGGAATCCTGGTCAATCGAGGCCCCCGTTTTCTCGGGCGACACCGAAAGCGCCGCGCCTTGGAACGAACTCGAGGAATACGCCGCGCAACACTTCGAACACGAGAGCGGCGCCTCGATTCCGCTTTTGGGAGTCGCGATCGATACGGGCTATCGGACGCAGCAGGTTTACCGCTGGATCGCGTCTCGAGGTCGGCCGGATCTATACAAAGCGATTAAGGGAAAATCCGGCCTCTCCCAACTGGTAAGCCTCCCCCGTTCCGTCGAGATTACGACCTCCGGAAAACGCCGCCGCGCGGGGGTTAAGCTCTACCTGGTCGGCGTCGACCATGCGAAGCAAGAGCTTTACGGCTGGCTCCGGCAACCGCCGCCGAACAATCCGGAGATAGAGCCCTATCCCTTTGGGTTCGCTCACTTCCCCGAATATGAGGAGGAATTCTTCCGACAGCTCACCGCCGAGCAGATTGTCCCGAAGACAGTTAAGGGCTACCGTCGATGGGTGTGGGAACAAACTCGCCCGCGAAACGAGGCCCTCGATTGCCGCGTTTATAACCGGGCGGTCGCCTCTATGATCGGAGTCGACCGGATGGGCCCGGACCAATGGAACGAACTCGAAGAAAACCTCCACGGGCTATCGGAAAAGGTCGCCGCGCGCCGCGCCAAAAAGACCAAGCCCAAAGGCCAAGCTAAAAAAACCGGATACCTCGACCGCCGTCGCCGCTCGCGGGGACGCTAAAACCATGCCTTACACACAGCAAAAACTAGACGACCTCGAGGACGCAATCGCGGAGGGAGTCCTCTCCGTCCAATACGAGGACCGGAAAGTTACTTATCGGAGCGTCGAGCAAATGGAGGCGATTCGGTCCAAGATGCGACGCGCCCTCGGGCTTACCTCGGGCTCCGGTCGAATCCTCTCGTCGCCGTCCAAATTCGGCCGCACTAACGGCCAAGGGCTTTATTAATGGGAATCGCGAACCTACTCGACGAATCGATCCTCGCGGTTTCGCCGACCTGGGCGGACAAGCGACTCCGCGCGCGGATGCGCGTCGCGGCCCTCACTTCCGCCGCTGAAAAAGGAACCCGCCGCCGTTCCGGGCGGAGCTTCGACGCGGCCGCAAAGGACCGCCGGACCGCTGGATGGTATTCCCCCAGCACTTCGGCAAATGCGGAAACCGCCGGACACCTCGCGACAATTCGCAATCGGGGCCGCGAGATGAAACGGAATTCGGCTTGGGCTTCCAAGGCCGAGCGGGTTCTTACGACCTCGACGATCGGGACCGGATTCCAGCCCAAACCCCGGACGCAAGACGAGGGGCTCGCGAAGGCTTGGCTCGATCTTTGGGAAGCTTGGAGCGAGGCGACCGACCAGATCGACGCGGACGGGGTTCTCGATTTCGCCGGATTAACCTCGCTCGCCTTCGCGAACGTAGTCGGCTCCGGGGAGGTTATCGTTCGCCGCCGCCGTCGCCGGAATTCCGACGGGCTGGTCGTCCCCCTCCAAATTCAGCTACTCGAGGCGGACCACCTCGACGAGACCTCGGACTTTGTAAAAAAACCAGGCGGGGCCCGCGTCGTCCAAGGGGTCGAAATCAACGGCCGAGGGCAGCGCGTCGCCTACCACCTATTTAAGGACCATCCGGGCGAGCTGATTTCCTCGGGGACGTCGTCCGTCCGCGTCGCCGCTCGAGATATCGCGCACGTTTACCGCGTCGACCGAGTCGGGCAAGCTCGAGGAATCCCTTGGGGCGCCCCGTGCTACCTACGTCTTAAGGATTACGACGGCTTTATGGACGCCGAAATTCTCCGGCAGGAAATCGCCGCGACTTTCGTCGGCTTCGTCCACGACGCCGTAGCGCCCGATGAGGCCCCCGGCGGGCTGGGTCGGAGCATGGACGACGAGGACGGCGAGGAGGTCAATCAATTTGAGCCCGGAACTTGGCGCCGCCTAAATGCTGGCGAAAACATCACGTTTGGAAAACCCGAGGCCTTTTCCGCCCTCGACACTTACTCGGAGCTGACGCTCCGCGAAATCGCCTCTGGCTACGGGGTCACTTACGAGGCCCTTTCGGGGGATTTCTCGAAAGTAAACTTCACCTCGGGCCGAATGGGGCAGCTCTTGAACCATGCCGAAATCAGAGCTTGGCGGACTTGTATCGTTATCCCCGGATTTTGTCGGAGGGTCTGGAGATGGTTCTCGGAGGCCGCCGTTCTCGCCGGGGAGTTTACGGAAGAACAAGTCCTCCAAGCCCGCTGGACGCCCCCCCGCCACGAAATGCTAGACCCCGTCCGCGAGACGAACGCAATTATTGCCCAAGTCCAGGCGGGTCTAATAAGTCTCTCCGAAGCGGTCCGGATGACGGGACGCTCCCGCGACGAGATCCTCGAGGAATTGGCCCAGGACAAAGCAAAGGCCGAGGGGCTGGACCTTTCTCTTTCGGTTTTTGAATCGGGATCCGGCTCGTCCGGCCAAGCTTCGAATCGGCTCGAGGCCGAGCCCGAGAAGGACGACGACGAGCCCGAGAAGGACGAGGAAGAGGAGACCTCCGAAGATTCCTAGAAATCTCCCGCTTGACACGCCCCCCGGGTTTCTCTCGTCTGGGGGCGTGAAGACAAAAAAAATCGAACAGCCCCGGACTAATTTCCGCGCGCTCGTCGCGCCTGGAAGCTTTTCCGAGGAGGACCTCTCTTTCGAAGTCGTATGGGCTACCGACCGCGCCGTTTTTCGCGCGCCTTGGTACGACGAGCCTTTCGACGAGACCCTCGGGATGGATCCCGGGGAGGTCCGCCTCGATCGCCTAAATTCTGGCGCGCCTCTCCTGAACTCTCACCGCTCCGGGAACTTGGACGACCAGCTCGGCGCCGTCGTTCCGGGCTCCGCTCGAGTCGACGGTTCCAAGGGATACGCAAAAGTCCAACTTCTTAACCACCCTTCGAACGATCGAACGATCGCCGGAGTCCGCGCGGGGATCTTTACGAATTTCTCCGTCGGATTTCAGGTTTTCAGGTTCCGCGATACCAGCTCCGCCGACGACTCGGTTAAGCAACTTCGCGCGGTCGATTGGGAACCCTTCGAGCTTACCTTGATTCCGGTTCCGGCCGATTTCGACGCGGGCATTCGTTCGCTAGATACTCCGGACCAAACTCGCCGCCTCGTTCCTATTGAGGCCTCCACCCCTTCCGAAAATATGAAACCGAACAGTAAAAAAGACCAGACCACGGAATCCGGGAACGATCCGCTCGAAACGCGCGGCGCTCCGGATCCGACTCCCGCGCCCGCTCCGGCTCCGGCTCCGGCCGAACACACCCCCGACCCCGTCGACGCGGCGGCCGTCCGCGCCCAGGCGCAAAGCGACGAGCGGAAACGAATCTCCTCGATTTACTCCCTCTCTCGTGGAATGGGCCTCGAGGCTTCCGATCCTCTCGTCCGTTCCATGGTCGACGAGGGAACTCCCCTCGACGGCGAGGCCGGAGTTCGCGCCCGCTTGATTGCTCGCGGCGCCGCCGAGGACGAGGCCACCGAAACGCGCGGCGGCCATTCGCCCGTCGAGGTTACCCGCGACGAGGGCGAGACCACCGTCCGAGGAATCGAAACCGCGCTCCTGGAAAAATGCTCTTATCGAGAGCTGAATCCCTCGACCGGTCGCCACGACCAGAACGTCGTCCTCGACGAAAACTCGAGTCGATTCCGGGGCCTCCGGGTTCTCGACTTGGCGAAGCACGTCCTCCGCGCGCATTCCGTCAAGCGGGTTGATTACATGCCGGACCATGAGGTCGCAAAGCTTGCCCTCCGTAGTCTCGGCGCGACGACTTCGGACTTCCCGAATCTCCTCGCGAACGTCGCCTCGAAGCGTCTCCAGATGGGTTTCGGAATGGAGTCGCGGACTTGGCTCCCCTTGGTCTCCTCGACCCGAATCGCCCAAGACTTTAAGCCGATGAGCTCTCCGGCCTTTGGTGGCGGTCCCGCTCTCGAGGAAATCGACGAGCTGGGCTCCTACAACATGGCGAAAACCGCCGAACGCGGGGAAACCTTCACCGTTAAAAAGTACGGGAAAAAGTGGGGGTATAGCTGGGAAGCTATGCTCGCCGATGACCTCTCGGCCTTCGATAAAACGCCCGCCAACATGGGCGCCAACGCGGCCCGCAAGGAAAACGACGTCGTCTGGACGGACCTAATTATCGGGAACGTCGTGGGCGGAGACGGAAACGCTCTTTTCGACAATGCGAACCACGCAAACGACACCACGGCCGCGAGCCCGCTAACCATTGCGAACCTGGGCGCCGCCCAAAAGAAGCTAATGGATCAAACGGGCCTCGACGCCGAGCAATTGAACCTAATTCCGAGTTTCCTGATCGTCGGAACGGCGGACTATGTCCTCGCCCAGCAGCTAACGCGAAGCATTTCTCCGGACCAATTCGGGAACGTAAACCCCTTCGCGGGCGGAGGTCTGACCGTAATTGTCGACCCTCGAATTTCGTTCGATGGCTGGTATCTGACCACCTCACCGACGCAAACCGAGACGCTCGAGATCGCGCGACTCGCTGGCATGGACGGCCCGAGCATCGAAACCCGTCCGGGCTTCGACGTCGACGGCCTCGAAATCAAAGTCCGTCATATTTTCGGCGCCCAGATTCCGGAGTTCCGGGGCTGGCAGCGCGTCGCCAACTCCTAACCGAGAACCCTCGAGAGGTCGAGGCGCCCCGCGCGCCTCGTCCTCTCTCTCTCGCTCACAAATCCGAACACCCCCCCGAGCCCTTCTTCCAAAATGACGCAGTCAGTTAAGCCGAACTCGGCAGTCACAAACCTCAACTTTATTAACGCTTCCGGCCACACGGTCGGCGACGTTCTCCTCCTCCCGGCCGCCGCCGCCGTCCGCTCCTGCCATATTGCCGCGACGACCGTCGCCGCAGGAGAGAGCGGGACCGTTCTCTCGGGGCCGCTCGTCGTCGAGCTGGATCACAACACGAGCGATACGATCGCTTTCGGCGCCCCTTGCTACTGGGACGAATCCGCCGACGAGGTCGTTAATCTCGTCGCGGCGGGGAACTGGTTTATCGGTTATTGCGCGAACCCCGGCGGAGTTACGACTGAGGCGAAAATCCTCGTCAAGCTCGACGGCGGAGTTACCCGCGAAAACGAAATCGTTGGCTAGATCCCTCCTATGGGATGGCGTGAAAGGGTCGGTCTGGTCCAGTCCTCGGGGTTCCGAACGTTCCCCGAGGCCTATTCCTATACGCCCGCCGGGGGCGTCGAAGTCTCCGGTCTAACGGGGATTTTCCGCGACGAATCCGTCCAGGAACCCCTCGGCGGGGAGCGAGACCTAGTTTCTCAAAAGCCGACCCTCGACGTCCGTCTCTCCGACCTCGGGGGATCGGTCGATCGCGGAGATTTGATCGCGATCGACCGCCTCTCGAGAACTTTCGAGATTCACGATTCCCAGGAAGACGGAGAGGGCCTTTCGACCCTCGTACTTTTGGAGACCTCTTGAGCCTTTCCCGAAAACTAATTCGCTCCGGAATCGTCGCGCTCCTCAAAGGCGCCACGATTGCCGGGAATAAGGTCACCGACGGGCAAACCGACATTGCCTGGGAGGAGGACGCGCCCGGAATTTTTGTTTCGACGCGCCGGGAAGTCGTTACGAAAAACGTCGACGTCCCCCTCGAGTATCGTCGCGAGCTGGAGGTTATCGTCGAGGTTCACGCCTCGCGGCGGAGAACGGCCCAGGCGGAGGACTTGGTCGACGATATCCTCGCGGAGGTCGAACTTATTCTCGAGCGAAATCGAACGCTCCCCACGTTTCCCGATACGATCAAAATCGACGCCGACGCCTCTGGGCTTGAAGAGGTCCAGCTCGAAAGCACCTCGGAGGCGCGCGTTCCGATGGCAATCGGCGCCCTCCGCTGGCGCGTCGTTTATTTCACAACCTACCCCGTCGACGAGGCCGCCCTCGACCAACTTCGCGAAGTCCGAACGAGCTGGGACCTCGGTCCCTCAATTGACGGATTGCTCGAAGCGGTCGACGTTGTAAAGCTCTCCGTCTAATCTGAAACCATGAAAAACCCCGCCCGAATTTTCGTTCGACCGATCGGCGACGGTCTCGTTCCGATGCCGGATCGCGTTCGGAACTACCTCCCCAAAGAGGGCGCCCTAGTTTCCCTTAATGCTCACTGGTCGCGCCGCTTGATGAAACAGGAGGTCGAGATCGTCCCCGATCCCGGGCCCGAACTCCTCGAGAGCGCCGCCACGCCCGAAAAATCCACCCCCCCCGCGACCCCCGCCAAGGGATCGCGCCGCCGCCGTACCTCCGGAGCCTAGTCCTATGCCCCCGATCTCCTTTAACTCGATCCCCTCGGGGACGCTCGTCCCGTTTACTTCCGTCGAGTTCGACGCAAGTCGAGCCCAGCAAGGCCCCGCCGTTAAGCCTTTTCGGGGGCTCGTAATTGGGCAGCGCACAAGCGCCGGAACCGTTGCCCAACTGACCAAAACCCTAGTAACCTCCGCCGATCAAGCGGGGGAGTTCTTCGGACGCGGTTCGATGCTGCACGGAATGGCGATTTCGCTATTCGAGGCGAATAAGCTATTCGCCTGGGACTTCGTCGCCCTCGATGACGCCTCCGGAACGGCCGCGACGCATACCTTCACGTTCACCGGAACGGCAACGGCCGCCGGAACTATTTACGCCTACGTCGCGGGTCGGCGTTTCTCGATCGGCGTTTCGGTCGGAGATACGGCGAACGATATCGCGACGGCCGTCGCCGCCGAGATCAATCTCGACGACACGATCCCCGCGACCGCTGGCGCCGCGACTTCCGTCGTCACGCTTACAGCTCGCCACGACGGAACCCTCGGAGACGATATCGACCTCCGGGTTAATTACTTCGAGGGCGAAGCCTTGCCCGCCGGGGTTACGGTCGCAATCGCGAACCCCGTTTCGGGAGCCACGGACCCGTCGAACTTTAGCTCCGTTTGGGGAATCCTCGGGGACGTCACTTACGACGCAATCGTTAGCCCCTACCGGACGGCGGCCGAATTGCTGAGTCTCGAGACGGAAATCGAAGACCGTCGCGGACCCGTCCGCCAGCTCGGGGGCTACGGCTTCGTTTGCAGTCGCGACACGCACTCGAACACGGTCTCGCTCGGAAACGGTCGGAACGCGAAATTCGTCTCCATCATGGGAACGGAGGGCGCGCCCCAACCGACTTGGGAATGGGCCGCCAGTATCGCCGGAGTAGCCTCGGCCTCCGCCCAGGTCGACCCCGCCCGCCCCTTCCAGACCCTCGTCCTCCCGAAAATTCTCCCGCCCTCGGAGACGGATATTTTTACCGTCCAAGAGCAGCGCCTCCTCTTGAACGACGGAATCGCGACCTATGCGGTCAACGCCGACGGGACGGTCGCGATCCAGCGCCTTATTTCCACGTTCCAAACGAACGCCCTCGGCGCGCCGGATACTTCCTACCTGGACGCGAACACCGCGTTTACTCTGGATTTCCTCCAGTACGACCTTCGCCGCCGAATAAATTCCACGTTCCCGCGCCACAAGCTCGCGAACGACGGGACGAACTTCGGAGCGGGGCAAGCGATCGTCACCCCCTCAATAATGCGCGCGTTTATCGTCGGAATCTTTTCCGAATGGGAATTCGCGGGGCTCGTCGAAGGCCTCGACCAATTCAAGCGCGACTTAATCGTCGAGCGGAACACGGACCCGAATCGCCTCGATATTCTGGCACCGCCGGACCTCGTTAACCAACTTCGCCAGACGGCGATCCAGATCGGCTTTCTCCTCTAGGAATTAATTAAAATGGCAGAGATACGCGGCGGAAAAATGGAGATTCTGGTCGACGGCGAACGCCTCGACGCGGTCGGAAACTTCTCGTACAACCTCGGCGAACCCATTCGGGAGGCCCTCACGGGCCCCGATGGGGTCCACGGATACAAGGAACTCCCGCAGGTTCCTATGATCGAAGGCGCCGTCCGAGATCGGGGGGATCTCGATATTCGAGGCGCCCTCCTGGGCAAAACAAACGCGACGGTAATCCTCTCCAAGGGGGTAAATAAGCAAGTCGTCCTCCGGAATGCCTGGTATTCGGGAGAGGGAACCGCCTCGACGGAGGAGGGCGAGATCGCCTTCCGATTCGAGGGGCTCTCGGCGGAAGAGGTCTAGCTTCTGGTTCTCGAGATCGCCAAGATCCGGGAATGACGAACACACAAGACACCGAAAAAGGGGGAGGCGAAGGCCTCCCCGAACCCGTTCCCACGCTCTCCGAGTCTCCGACCGAGTCCGAGCCCCAGGCGGAGGCCCCCCCGCTTTGGGACGACGAGGACGTTATCGCAAACGCCGACGGCCTACCCGTTTTTCGAGGGCAACCGGAGGGTTTTGGTCTCGGGCAGGATGGGAAATTCCGTCTTCAGCTTTGTACGCCGCTCCCCTTCGGAAAAGAGGAGGTAATCGAGAAGCTCGTTTTCCGAGAACCTCGAGGTCGCGATCTCGCGGATTTTCCCCTCGACGTCGAAAAAATGACGATGGGGCACCTCTTGAAATTCGCGGCCAAGATCTCCGGGAAATCGGACTCTATGATCGGAAGCCTTTCCGGGAAGGACGTCCTCCGGGTTATTACGGTGGCCTCGGGTTTTTTCGCCGGGGCTCCGGAAGAGATTGGGAAGACTGCCTAGGTCTCCTCGCTCGGCATTACCACTGGAGCCCGTCCGAGCTTCTCGAATTGCGGAGCCCCTCGGATATCCTCTTTTGGGCCCGAATTTTGGAGCGTACTCTTAGAGAGGAAAAAAAGCGCAGCCCCTCGTAAATTTGAACCATGGCCCCGACTCCTAAATTTCCTTTTGCCGTAGTCCTCTCGGCGACGGACAAAGTCACCGGTCCGCTTAAGAGAATCGGCTCCAAGGTCAAAGGGGTCGCGGGTCGAATCGGTCGTTCGCTCGGAAAGATTGGGCTCGGCCTTGCCGCCGCCAGTCTCGCCGCTGGTGCCGCGCTCTTTAAAATCGTTTCCTCCGTCGGGAAGGCGGGGGACGAAATCGGGAAATTCTCGAAACGGTTCTCGATTGCGACGGGAGCCCTCCAGGAGTACCGCTTCGTCGCGGAACGAATGGGGACGACGCAAGAGACGTTTAACGCCTCCCTCGGCGCCTTCGTTAAGCGCCTGGGCGAAGCAAAAACGGGCTCGGGGCAGCTCTTTAGTTTCCTCGGCCGCGCGGACCGACCGCTTCTCGATCTCCTACTGGCGACGACCTCCACCGAGGAGGCCCTCGAGGTCCTCTTCCAGCGAATGGCCCAAGTCGAGGACCCCGCGCTAAAAGCGGCCCTCGCCTCGGCGGCCTTCTCGCGAGCTGGGCTCTCAATGGTCAACATGACCGACGACGGGGTCGACGGTCTAAAAGCTCTTCGGGAAGAGTTCCGTCGCTACGGCGCCGGAATCTCCGAGGACGGGGTACAAGCCGCCGAGGACTTCGCCGACAAGTCGACGAACCTCGAACTCGCCCTCGCGGGCGTCCGGAACGTTATCGCCGAGAGGTTACTCCCGACGGTTAACGTTTGGTTCGAAAGGATGGCGGAGTTCTTCGTCTCGATCCGGCCCAAGGTCGGCGCCTTCGTCGACGACGTCGCTCGAAGAATTCCCTCGGCCCTCGAGGATGCGAAACGCGCCTTCGACGAGGCGAAACGATTCGCCCAGCCCCTTTTCGATATCCTCGCCGCCGTCGTCGACAAGCTGGGCCCAATGGGGACCGCCGTCGCGATCGTCGCGGCGATTTTTACGGCGACCTTTGTCCCCGCGATCACGCTCGCGACCATAGCGGCGATTAAGTTTTTTATTGTCGTCGCGGCGAATCCCTTCGGGCTTTTGCTTACGGCGATTTCGCTTCTAATCCTCGCGCTCGGGGTTTTGGCGCTAAAGATGCGCGCCCTTTTGGGGTCCTGGAGGAACGTCTGGGCCTCGATCAAATTCTCGGCGAGGGTCGCGATCGACTACGTCGCGCGGAAAATTAGCGGCCTAACCGCCCTTTTGCCGGACTGGTTTAAGGATTTGATTTCTCGGGACGGTTCCGCCTTCGAGCGGGTTCTTACGCCCCGGACGCCCGCGCAATCGATCGGCAACGCGAACGAAATCCTCCGCGAGGTAATTTTCGGCGCCGCCCCCGCGACACAAGGCCCAGGCGGAGAACAGAAAGCAAAAGTCCAAGTCCTTTTCGATAATCTCCCCGAGGGCGCCCGCGTTTCCTCGGTCGAGGAGGACTTTCTCGAGGTCGTCTCGAAATACGGATTTAACCTAGGCCTATGATTTGGAAAGACCGCCTCGTTCCGGCTTCGTTTCGCGACGTTCCGTTTTTCGTCGACTCGCACGAATACCGCTCGGGCCGCGACGCGGTCGTTCACTCCTACCCCCAACGCGATAAGGCCTACGTCGAGGACGTCGGCCGGAAGGCCCGCCGCTACCGGATTCGGGGCTATCTCCTCGGGGAGGATTATCTCGAGACGCGCGACGCACTGATCGAGGCCGTCGAAACTCGCCCGCTGGGCTGGCCCTTCGACGCCTCCCAGATTTTGGTCCATCCGTACTTTGGGAAGCTCCGGGTCCTATGCGAGGACTTCACGCTTACCGAAACGCGGACCGAGGGCCGATTCGCCTCCTTTGTCGCGACCTTTGTCGAGACCGCCGAGGTCGAAGCTCCGGCGGAGGTCGTAAACGCGGCGGCCGTCGCTGACGAGACCGCCGGGGATCTCGAGGACGCCTCGGGGGCGCCAGTCGAGGACGACCTCGTTACGGAAGGCCCGGGCATTCTCGACCAAGTCCGCGACGCCTCCCGCGCCGCGATCGCCGCCGTCGGCAACGCTCTAAACTCGCTCCCGAACCTAAACGGGGCACTCGCGGAGATTGAAGCCTTCCAAAGCAACGTTACGGGAGTAATCAATCAAGCTTCGGTTCTCGCGACGTCTCCGGCCCAGCTGGTAAACGACTTTAAGGCCGCCGTCGGGGGGATTCTCCGCGCGGCCGACAACTTCACCGACTCGCTTTTCGCTTACGAGGAGCTCCTGGGTTTCGACGCCGCCGATCTAAAGTCGGGCGGCGATTCCAATACGTCGCGATTCGCCGACCGGAACGTCGATCTAATCTCCCAGCTAACGCTCGAGCTTGCCGCCGCTGGCGCGATCCGCTCGATCGCCCGAATCGAGTTCGAATCATTCGACGAGGCGGAAGAGCGCCGGACCAAGCTCGCCGCGACCCTCGACGGACTTCTCCTTTCGGCTTCTTATTGTTCCTACGACGCTCTCCTCGAGGCCCAGACCAAGCTCGTCCAGCTCGTTCCGGCGGACGCGGTCAAGCTTCCGCGCCTCCTCGACCTCCGGCTCCAAGTTACGGAGCCTTCGCTCGTCGTCGCGCACCGAATCTACGGGGACGCCAATCGCGCCGCCGAGATCACCGCGCGGAATAAAATCCGCCGTCCGGGCTTCGTTCCGGGCGGAGTCGACCTTCTCGTCCTCTCGGTCTGATGGAGCCACCCCTCGACGACCAAACCCTCGCGGATCCGATGGAGGTCACCGTCGGCGGCCGAACTTTGTCCGCCTGGACGTCGGTCGAGGTCGATCGCCCCTTGGACGCGGCGACGGGTTCATTCCGTCTAAGTATAAATCTCGACGCCTCCCGAGGGCTTCCGGTCAAGCCTTACCAGGAAATCGAAATCCAGGTCGAGGGCGAGCTTCTACTTACGGGATACGTCGACGCGGTCGATTCTGAATCGGGGAAGGACTCGAGGACGATTATCGTCTCCGGTCGCGACACTACGGCCGACCTCGTCGACTCCTCCTCTCTCGATCCCGCGCTCGCTAACGTCACGCTCCAAAAAATCGCCGAGACCCTCTCGACGCCCTTCGGGATCGAGGTCGCCCCCCGCTTCCCCGCCGAGAAAGATTTCCCCTCCGTCGTTTTTACGGTCTCCCCGGGGGAGACCGCCTTCGCCGCGATCGAGCGCGCCGCGCGCCTTCGCGGGCTTCTGGTTTTTACTCGCGGCGACGGTCGACTCGCAATCGAGGCCCCCGCCCAAGGGGTCGCCGACGTCCCGCTCGAGGAGGGCCGCGCGGGGAACGTTCTAAAGTCGCGACTCTCCTATTCGAACGCGAACCGCTTCCAGACCTATATCGTCCGGGGGCAATCGCCGGGGACCGACTTCGCCTCGGGGGCTTTCGTCGCGGGAGTCGAAGGTCGCGGCGGCGATCTCCAGGTCGACCGATATCGCCCTCTCGTGATTCTGGCGCCCGCTTCCGTCACCGAGAGCGAGGCGATCGAGCTGGCGAAATGGGAGGCCACGGTCCGCGCCGCGCGCTCCTCGAAGCTGGTCGTCGAGGTCGCCGGATGGCGACAATCTCTAACCGCGCGCCCGGGGCTAACGCCTGGGACTTCGAAATCGGCCCGCCTTTGGGCAGTAAACGAGCTGGTCCGCGTTCTCGTTCCGACTCAAGAGATCGAGGGGCGAATGCTGGTTAACCGAGCGCGATTCCGTCGGAGCAGAAAAACCGGAACCAAAACCTCGCTCGAGCTGATCCGCGAAGATGCCTACGAAACGAAACCGAGCGTCACAACCGAGGAGGATCCCTTCGGGTCGCTCCTCACTGACCAGCCCCTAGGGGGATAGATGGCCGACCAACCGATCGACGCATTACGCCGCCTTTTTCGCCCGTTCTATAACCGGATCGTCGCCGGGATTGCCCGGGGGATCGTTCACGCGGTCAACAATGCGACCAAGGTCCAAAACCTCCAAACGGAAGCCCTCCGCGACGAGGTCCGCGACGGGGTCGAAAATTTCCAGCCCTACGGATTCGAATCCGTCCCGCTTGCGGGCGCCGAGGTTCTACTGGTCCACGTTGGAAACTCGCGGGACCATCCGATCGCGGCCCAAGTTACAGACGGACGCTACCGCCCGACCGATGGAGTCGCGGGGATGGTCGGGATTTACGACGACCAAGGGCAAACCGTCCGAATTTTCCGAGACCGAATCGAGATATCGACGCCGAACAAAGTCGTCCTTACCGCCCCGACGATCGAAGTCGTCGGCGATCTCTCCGTCGATGGGGAGATTACGGCGACCGGAGACGTCGCGGACGCGACCGGAACGCTCGCCGATCTCCGGACGGCCTACAACTCCCATACGCATATTTCGGCCTCCCCAGGCGCACCGACGGGACCGCCGACTCCGACGGTCTAGCATCCGGGGCGAATTTTCCCCATTCTGGGCCCTTGGGATCTCGAAAAATAACGATCGAAGTCTGGCCCGAGGAGCGCGTCGTCGCGCTTACGCGGGACCGCGTCGCGGCCTCCCCGGAGGTTTTCGTCCTCACTCCATCCGAAACCGCAGAAGTCGCCGAGGGGCTCCTCGACGCCGCGCGGAAACTGAAACGCGCCCGTCGCCCGGGCGGGAAACATAGGTTCCAAAATGGTAGACGCTTCGATTCTGATAACTGAGGACGGCGCCGATCTCGCAATCGAGGCCGACGACCTCGCCCGCGACGACGGACTTCGCTCCGCGATCCTGGTCTCCCTCTTTACGGACGCGCGGGTTCCCGAAGATACGGAGATTCCCGGCGGCCTGGGATCCGATCGCCGGGGATGGTGGGCCGACCTCGACCGCCGCCGAGGAATCGGTTCCCTAGTTTGGCTCGGAGAGCGGGCAAAAATCACGGCGGAGACGATGGAGACGATTCGCGCCGCCGCCTCGGCCGCTCTCGACTGGCTCGTCGCGGATGCGATCGCCGAGACCGTAAACGTCGCCGTCTCCAGATATGGAACCTCGTCGACGATCGTCCTCGAGATAGAAATTTCCCGGGGCTCGGCCTCTCGACACGGCCGACGCTGGGCCGCCGTCGAAAATTACGACCTCACTCTCGAGGGCCTCCGCGTCGCCCTCCTTTTTCGGTAGGGTTCTTTAATGACGTTTACAGTCCCCACGCTAGCCCAGCTCCGCGCCCGCGTCCGCTCCGAGATCGAATCTCGCCTCGCGGTCGGCCCGCTTCTGGACGATTCAATTCTCGCCGTACTCGGCGAGGCCGTCGCCGCCCAGGCGCACCTTTTGCATGGTCACCTCGAGCATATTTCCCGCCAAGTGATCCCGGATACGGCCGACTCCGAGTTTCTCGTCCGCTGGGCGAGCCTTTTCGGCGTCGTTCGAATTGGCGCCACGGGCGCCGCTGGCCCCGTCGCCTTTACGGGTTCCGACGGAGTTCTTATTCCCGCCGGAACAATAGTTCGCCGGGAGGACGGAACCGAGTTTTCGACGGACGTCGACGGAACGATCGCGGGCGGGACCGTTTCGATCGCCGTTTCGGCGTCGGCCTTGGGCGCCTCGTCGAACACGGCCGCCGCGACCGCTCTCGCCTTTCTCTCCCCGATCGCGGGGATCGACGCGGGCTCGGTCGTCGATACGGGCGGAATCGTCGGCGGTCTCGATACGGAGACCGACGCCGCGCTTCTGGCGCGCCTCGTCGAGGCCCTACAACTCCCGCCAATGGGCGGAAGCCTCGCCGATTATTCAGTCTGGGCGAAGGAAATCGCGGAGGTTACGCGGGTCTGGGCCGTCGGCGCCCAGTTTGGGCTCGGGAGCGTCGGCGTCGCCTTTGTCACCGACGACGCGGCGACCGGTCCGATCCCGATCGCCGGGAAGGTCTCCGAAGTCCAGGACCACCTCGACGTCGAGAAACCCGTTACCGCCCTGGTTACAGCTTTCGCGCCGACCGCCCTCGACCTCGACCCGGAAATCCAACTTATCGGAACGGATACGCCCGAAATCCGGACCGCAATCCAGACCGCACTCGACGACCTCGTCCGGACAATTGGGGGGCCCTCTATAACGATCCCGCTTTCGAAGATCTCCGAGGCGATCTCCAACGCGAACGGCGAAGAGGATCACCTCTTAATCTCGCCAGTTGCGGACGTCACGACGACCGCGACGCAAGTCCACCAAGTCGGGACGATTACGTTCTCCTAATCCGATGCTACCGATCCCCTCCTTTTTGCTTCTCGGTGACCGGAACATGGAAGGCCGCGCGCCCTACGCCGACCTCCCGGTCGAACTTCGCGGTCCGCATTCGAACGTACTTACGCATAACGCGACGCTAGACCTTATCGACGACGAGCTGGAGGTTCTCACCAACAACAAATCGACCTCTCTTTTTGTCGGTCACGGTCCGGAGATGAGCTTCGGCCCCGCGATTCGAAACGCCAATTCCGGCCGCCGCGTTTTTCTAATGAAGCTCGCGATCGAGGCCTCGCAAATGGCGCCCCTCACGGGGACGTTTAACGACTGGAGCGAAGAGAACTACACCAACGATATGCGCTCGGCGACCGACCTTAAGCTCGACCTGGTCGCCTCGACCGCGTCGGACGGCGGTCTCGCCGCTCGAGATCTAACGCTCGACGTCCGAGGGATCGTTCTCTCGCTTGGGATTATCGACGCGGCAAGCGTCGCGAACGCGAACGAATTCGCCGATCGATTGCGCTTTCTGGTCGGATACTTCCGCGAGCAAATCCGCGCGGACGGCCGGACGAATCTCCCCCTCTATATCCCGATTCCCTTCGCCGTTATTTTGCCCTCGAGAACCGAGGCCGACGATTTGACGCCGGAGGTCGACACGGTCCGCGCGGGGATTCTTGCCGTCGCGGCCGAGGACGCTACGGTTTTCGCTATCGAAGCCGACGGGCTGGGAATACAAAGCGGGGTCGATTTCGACTCCGAGGCCCAGATCGAGATCGGCGTCCGATGCGCGACCGCCCTCGCCCCTTACGTCGCGAACGGTTTCCACCTCGCGCCGCCCTTGCCGACGCCGACCTTCCTTTCGACGGCCGAGGTTTCCGAGGATCTCGAGACGACGCTCTCGAATTACGGCGGGCAAGCGATCGACCTCCTCCCACAGGGGCTAATTTGGACGCGGCGCCACGACTCGAACCTTCGACGGGTTCTCGAGGCCCTTCTATACGAGAACGCGAACGTCGACCTCCGCGCCCGAGATTTGGAGCGCGAAGCAATTCCGAAAACGACCTCCGAACTCCTAACGGACTGGGAGAGGATCCTCGGCCTTCCGGGTCCTCCGGATCCGCTTCCGGGGTTCTATTTGGACGCGACCGAAACAGAGGGCGCCGACGACCTGGGCGCCTCGGCCACGGGGACCGAGTACCCCGTCCCGATCGATTTTCCCGAGGTCGAATTTACCGTTTCCGCAATCCTCCAGGCTTCTTTCCTCCGGGTCGGATCGCTAAACGGATGGAAAACAACGAACGGCGATATCGCCTCGAATACGCTTTTTACCGTGTTTCGTCGCCTCTCCTCGACGTTCTTTAAGGGTTATCGGTTCTACCTCTCGGCGAACACGGCCTCGACGGTCGACGTCGGCGGAGGGTCTCTCGCGCCCGCGATGCGGTTACGGATTCAGCTCGGCGACAGTACCGCGATTAATACTTACGACCTCGAGGACGGAGTCGGGGTTCTCGCTGGAAAGTTCCCCCTCGCCGAGGCCCTCGCGGGGCCCGCTGGCGACGGGATAAACATCGTCGAAAAATGGGCGTCGATCTCGCTCCAATACCGAGGAAACAACGGCCCCACGGGAGCCCGGGAGGGATTGCTCCGCGTCGTCGTCAATGGAAAACAGATCGCCCCGGATATCGCGATTCCCCAAATAGACCGGATGCAGTTAGCGGCGACGGGCGAGGGCGTCGCGGTCGGCCGAGACGGAAGCTTTAACCAATTCGTCGGCCGCTTCGATCAAGTCCGAGTTTACGAACGTCTCCTACCTCTCGAGGAACTCGTCGCGCTTTGGAACGACGGCGCGCCGCTTCAAATTCACGGCGGCGAAACGGGGATCGTATTCGGCTGGGAGTTCGATCTCGCGCAGGGTTCGCCGCTAGTCACTCTCGATAAAATCGGAAGCTACGCAAACGCCGACCTCGAGCTGGGCGCCGATGCTTTGATTACCTCGAAGCCAGATTTCGGGATCGTCGGCCCTAATATCATTTGCGCGAACGAACTCTCCCCGACCGAGGTCCTCCGCCGCTTTGAGGCCGTCGCGAAGATCGGCTTTCAGGGTTCGAAGGCTGGGCAATCGGCCGCCTTTTTTGTTGAGCTCGCCGCGTCCGTCGGCTTCGAGATTACGGTTTCGGATAATAAGCCCTTCGTCCCCGGAAGCGTCGCGGGGGATTCGATCACCCAAGGAAACTGGGTTTTCGTTTGGGAAGTTCACGCCCCCGAGATCAACCCCGTATTTTTCTCCGCCGGAAGCGGAACGGCAGGGGAGCGCCTCGTCGTCGACGACGCGCGCCGTCTCGTTTGCGCGCTCGAGGAACACAAGCCCGCTCAAACGACGGTTTTCTTCCGCTTCGACCTCGAGAATACAACTCCGGGCGCCTGGACTTCGATCGGTCCGCCGCCCGCCGTCGCGACTGCCTTCGCCCCTAACGTCCTAGCCTCCCAAGCTTAAAGCTATGCACAGAATCGACACTCCGAACGCCGTTAACTCTCTTTTTGTAGAGAAGGATCCCGCCCTCGGACTCGCTCCGACGGAAGTCTCCGACGACTGGCTAAACGCAGTCCAGGAGGAACTCGTCGGCGCCGTCGAGGCCTCGGGAATCGTTCTCGACAAGAGCAACAACGGCCAGCTCGCCCTCGCGATCTCCGCCCTCGTTACGCCCGGAACGTTCAAGAAAAACGCTCTCGTAAATTCGGCCTTTGAGGTCAATCAACGCTACCACCTAATTACGGCGCCGACGGGGAACGTCGTCACCTCGGTTTATCCGGCGGGGGGCTATTACGTCGACCGCTGGGCCCACAATATCCCGAGCGGGGCCGGATCGATGACGGTCCTCCAAACGAAACACCCCCTCGACCTTTCGGCCGAGGAACTCCCCCAGAACTTGGTCGCGCCCGCGTTCTTCCTGAACATGGATTGCACGGTCGGCTTTGCTTCCGGGGATACTCCTTCTTTGCGTCAACGGATCGAGGGCGTCCGGACCTTCGCCGATCTAAACGTCGTCGTTTCCTTCTACGCTCGCCTAAATGGCGGGTCGACCCAAGTCGTCCCCTCCCTAACGCAAAATTTCGGAAGCTCCGGATCGACTCCGGTCACGCTAACGGGCTCGGCGATTACCTTAACCGCCGCCTGGAAACGCTATCAGTCGACCTTCACGCTCGGCGCGCTCACCGGAAAAACAATCGGCGCCTTTACGGGATACCCCGACGACTACGTCGAACTTTCCCTCGACTTCGATACGGCGGCGACCTTCGACCTCGATATTTCGAACGTCCAGCTAGAGCGCGGAACAATCGCGACGGAATGGGAGGCCCTTCGATACGAGGACGAGCTTCTCTCGTGTTTGCGCTTCTACGAAAAAAGCTCGAACGGAGATTCCGCCCCCGAACTTTTCGAAAGTCCCGCCGCTATTGCGGGATGCTGGGAAACCCTCTCGGGCAATGTTTGCTACGCGGCGAATACGCCCTTCCGAGTCGAGAAGCGAACCGAGCCGACGATCGTCTGGTATCAGGGAGGATCGGGATCGGCAACGGCGGATCGAATCCTTTGGGGGGGCGTAGTGCGAACAGTTTCGGGAACCGATGCGGCGACCCGCTCGACGCTTTCGACTGGCGCGCCCGACTGCACCGGAAGCCCCTCCGGAGTAGAGCCTTTTAACTGCAATTGGACCGCCGACGCCGAGCTTTAAACCATGACCGAAACGAATCCGCCCGCAGAACTCCCCGCAAATCCCGCCGACGCCTTGGTTCTAAACATGCCAGGCGCGCCCGGGAAAGACGGGCCTAGTATTAAACTGACCGGGAAAACCTGGGCGGGAGCGTCTGGAATTCTGGCGGCCGCGATGTTTGTCCATACGCAGCTAATTATTCCGGCCGTCGGAACTATCGCGGAGCGAAAGGCGGACGCCGCCGTCGAGGAATTCGACCAGGAACACAGCAGCGAAGGACACCCGCACGAGGTCACGCGGGCGGAGATGCAAGTCGAATTTACTCGTTTAATCGAGAAGCTCGAGCCACTGGCGACGCAGGCCTCGGTTGATTTGATACAGAACAACCTAGAACACGCGACTAAGGAAATTGGCGAAATGCGGAAGGATATCGACGAACTGGAAAGCGCGGAGAGATGAATCTCCGGCCGGACGAGCGGGAACTTCTGGCTCGCTTCGTCGGTTTCGTATGCCTTCTGGCTCTCCTGGTCGGCCTTTTCCTCCTCTTCCGCTGGCTCGTTTCCTCCCCGGGCTCTTGATAGTCTCGACCCCCTAAAGATTCTCCTCGCCCCCGTTCTTCTTTGGTTTCTTGTGGCCCCGGGAAGTCCGGGGGCACTTACACCCCGACCCACCTATTCCGATGGCAAATTTCTGGTATCTCGAAGGCCTTCTCGCCCTCTTTAACGGGGAGATCGATCTCGCGAACGACACGCTCCGCGCCCTTCTCGTTATGACGAACACGACGGCCGACACGGATACGGCCGCCCAATTCGTCGGCGACGTCGGCACCTTGGACGAACACGACGGCTTGAATTATGCCCGCCAGACCGTCGTCCAGTCCGCGCCCGCGATCGACGTCCCGAACTCCCGCGTCGAAATGGCGGCGACCGCGTCCGTCTGGAGCGCGCTCGGAGTCGGAACCCGCGACGCCCAGGCCGCGATCCTCTTTAAGTTCGTCACGAACGACGCCGACTCTCCGCTCCTGGTTTACTTCGATTCCGGCGGGTTCCCGTTTGGCGCTTCTGGCGCCGACTTTACCCTTAACTGGAATGCGGAGGGCGCCGTCCAGCTAAAGAGCGGAACGTGATTTTCGACGCCGTAAAATTTGCGGCCGTCGTCGTTCTCGCTTTGATCTTGGACGACTTCGACCCGCCTCCGGTCTCTCGGTTGGGTCCGGAACTAGCGGCGGGCCCTCGCCCGTCGTTCCTCGTCGTCTCGATGGATTGCGTAGGCGTTTACGAATTGCTTTCGGATCCCTCGATCTCGACCCCGACGATCGATTTACTCCGAGCGGGTTCCGCAACCTTCCCCCGCGCGCACACCTCGGCGCCAATGTGTTCGCCCTCGAGAACGTGTTTAACGGGAGACTACGGTCGACGGCATGGGATCGGGCGGATCGTCACGCCAAACGCTCCGAACGACCTCGCGCCGACGGAGACGCTCGCCTCTGTATTTAGCTCGGCGGGCTACGCGACGGCGGCCGTCGGGAAATGGCACCTATCGAGCGGAGCGAACTATCCGGTCGAATTGGCGCCTGGGCTTTTTGGATTCGACAATTGGCGCGCGATTGCGGCCTTCAATCCGGCCGCGACCAAACCCGGCGGGACCTTTTTCGACTGGACGAGGATCGACGACGGGGTCGCCTCGGATTCGCTCGAGTACATGACGGCGGCCCAAGTCGAGGCGGCGGTCGAATGGATCGACGAAACGAGCGGGCCGTTCTTCCTTTGGTTCTCGTTCTCCGCCGCCCACGATCCGCAACACGAGGCGCCGCCGCCGTACTACTCCGGCCCGCCCGCAATTACGGAGCGCGACAAATTCGAAAGCTCGATCGAGGCCCTCGATAATCGCCTCGCGGTTCTTTTGGCGGCCGTCGACCTCTCCTCGACTTACGTCGTCCTCTGGTCGGATAATGGAGTCCCCGACTCGGTCGCCGAGGATCCGGAACAAGTCGGAAAGCTAAAACAGACGCTCTACCAGGGGGGAATCCAGACGCCGCTTTTTATTGCGGGGCCTGGAATTGTTCCCGGACCTCGCCGCCGTCTCGTTTCGACGGTCGACTTTTTCCCGACCCTTCTCGATCTAGCCGGAGTTCCCGGGTCGACTCCGGACTCGCGATCCTTTGCCGATACGCTGGGAGGAATCGCGTCGACGCCTCGGCGGGAGGCCCTATTTGCGGAGAGATTCGGACCGAACTTTCTAGGCGGAACCGTTCCCCCGCCGTCGGCTTTTACGGCTCGAGAGCGCGCGATCGTTTCGGCGGAGGGGTTCAAGCTTCTCGTCGAAGAGGACCTCGGGATCGAAACTTTCCGCGCCCTCTACAACCTCCAAACCGACCCCCTCGAGCTGACCCCGCTATTCGATCCGGTCGAGGAATCGAAACTCCAGGCGCTTCTAGACCTCTTCCCATAGGCGCCGCCCATGCCCTCGGACAATATCGAGACGATCGGGGTCGGCAAGGACCATACGACGATCGACGACTGGAAAGCGGCCCACGACGGGGAGGACCTCGTCGCGGACGACGTCCGGCAAATTGGCGAGGTTTTCGGCTCGCACGTACAAACCGCGACGCTTTATTTCCGACAGTCGACCTCTGGAACCGTTACCGATTCCGAGCGATACCGCTGGCTCCGTCCCGCCGCTGG